ACTGGCGGCCCACTAGCCCGGCATCGAGCGACGCGGCCGTGATCGTGACCACGTGCCCGACAGCCGGGACGAACGCGTCGACAGGGACATGCACGGCGTAGCGCTGGACCGTGTAGACCGCGCCGCCCGCCTCCGGGTTCGACTCCTGCGGGTCGAGGGACTGCACCTTGCACTTGCCCGTGTAGACCGCGGTGCCCAGGGTCGGGGCGCCCGTGGACTCGTTGACGCCGGCGACGGGGCGGACCGTGCAGGTGTCGAGCATGGCGGACTCGGCCTGCGCACGCAGCATCGGCAGCGCGCCCGCGAGCACGGCGCCGATCATCGGTGCTCCACCGTGATCGCCGGGGCACCGTAGGTCGCTCGCAGACGCAGAGCCACACGCTCCGGGATCGTCACGCCGCCGCCCTGCTCGCCGGAGTTCGTGGCCCACGTCACGCGGCCGTCGTCGACGCCCACGCTAGACAGCCCACCGGACAGACCGAGGTTCCCGGACTGCGCAGCCGCCAGGGACGCCGCCGCGAGGACACACGTCCACTTCACGAGTTCGCCCGGGACGACCGTCCACCCGTGGGAGTAGGTGATCGTCAACGTGCGGCCGTAGTAGGACGGCACGAGCAGTGTCGCCGAGTCGACCTGGCGCCAGTAGTCCACCGCCACGCCGTCGTCGAGCACCGACGTGATCGCCGTCGCCGGGACCGCAGGCAGCCGCACGTACCCGCCCGGGGTCGCCCGGACAGTGACCGTGGACGAGCCCGCCGAGATGGCCTGGCCGATGACACCCCGGAGCTCGTCCGACGCGTCAGACAGCGCGGCCGTCATCTGCGTGTACAGGGTCGACGTGGTCGCTGGGGTCGCCACCCCGAGCCGCCCCGCAAGGTCGGCCACCGTGGCGAAAGATGACAGGACAGTCGTCACGGTGGCCTCCCCTCGTCGATGCGGTGCAGATCAGGCGAAGAACCCGCGCGCGACGGCGTGAGCCTTCTCGTTGCCGTACTTCAGGCCGATCTCGCCGTAGATCTGCGTCTTGTCTGCAGAACCGCTGGACGGCAGCTCCTTCTCGAACAGCACGCCCTTGCCCGGGATGTTCAGGAACACCGGGTCGACCTGCTCCATGGAGACGACCGCGAGGGCGTCGGCCGGGAGCTGACGGTCCAGGACCAGGTTCAGCGTGCCGAAGTCCGTGATGATCGTCTCGACCGCGACACCACCCACGTTGCGGGTGCCTGCGAGGGCGTCGGACTTCTGGTAGGCCGACGCGTAGGCCTTCGAGATCTGGATCTTCTGGCCCGACGGCACAAACAGGGTCGCCGTGCCCTGACCCGAGATGCCGCCGTTGTCGTAGGCCATCTGGAGCAGCGCGTTGACGTCGTCCACACCGACCGTGTTCGCGGCCTTGAGTGGGTAGAACGCGACGGTGGCGGTACCGATCGTGATGGCGGTGCCGCCCTTGGTCAGCGCGACCTTGAACGAGGCGGTCGTGCTGATCGACGTCACCCAGTAGGCCCGGTGCGGCTTGATGGCCGTGGCGACGCCGACGCTCGTAAACACAACCTTGTCGTCCACCGCGAGGTCGTGGGTCACGGTGATGGTGTCGGTCGCAGCCGAACCGGCCGAGATCTTCGCCTTCTTGATGAGCGTGTTCGACGTGATGACCGACAGCAGGCCGCCGGTCTGGCGGGCCGTGCTGTTGTCCGTCGGGACGTTCTTCACGCCGTGCCAGAACGAGAAGTTCACGTCGCGGGCGATCGTCTTGAGGGCGTTCGCCACCTGGTGCGCGTGCTCGTCGGTGACCGGGTTCATGACACCGTCGGCGGTCTGGAACGGGGCCGACTCCACGGTCTTGTACTGCCCCGTGGTCGCCTGCTTCGTCCACGACGTCGACACCGACTCGTGGAAGATCTGGCAGACGTTCTCGACGTTCGACCGCGCGCGCTCCTCGGACGACGGCGCGTCCGCACCCTCGAGCCGAGCGGCGATCGTCGGGTCGCGGAGATCCTCAGTCTGCCACCCGAAGGTGGTGGACTTGGTCTCCTTGCCACCGCCGATGCCGCCCGCGAGGGACAGCAGAGGGGTGTCGGTCGGGCTGATCTGGATCAGCTCGCCGGGGTAGTTCGGGAGGTTGAAGGTGGTGCCGAGACCGCTGACGGTGCTCATGGTGGTGCTCCTGTCTCTCAGGTTGCCTTGGATGCTGCGAGTGCGGCGAGCCGCTGCTTGATGGCGATCGAACGCTCGAAGTTGTGCGTCTTGTTCGCCTCAACCAACTGCGCGTTGAGCTGCTCTTCCTCCGACTTCGAAGCCCCTCGCGGGCCCTGGTCGGCGCTGCCCTGGAACCGCGGTGTGCCTTGCGCAACTACTGCGAGATGGGGCTCGTCCGTGAGGAGCTTCGTGATCGCGTCATTCAGCGCCTCGGTGTCGACCTTGCCGTCGACAACCTCGACCTCGGACAGGTCGAGAAGCCGCACTGCTGCGGCCGGGGAGATGTTCACCTTCGCCGCAAGCAAGGCCTCAGCCTTGAGTGCGACCCGTTCGGAGTTCGTCTCCTTGGCAAGCTCGGCCCGGATCTCGGCCCGGATCTTCTCCGGGTCGGGAGCGGTGGCCGTCTTGCCGTCGGCGCCGGGCTGCGAGGTTGCAGCCTCGAGCGCCTGGATCCTCTTGAGGTCCGCCCGGGTCTTGCGCTCGAGCGAACGGTTGATGCGCTGCTGCGCCTCGTACTCGGCCTTCCAGTCCTTCTCCTCGTCGGAGGCGTCCCGGTCGTCCGTGGCGTCGTCGGCAGTCGACTGGCCGGCGGCTGTGGCGGTGGTGTCCTCGGCCGCAGCGGCGGCGTCAGCGATCGGTGCGGGCATGGCAATCCGTCTCCTTGCGAGATGGGGTTGGTCCCACGCCTTGCGCGCGGGAAGTCTCAGCCGGTCCAGCCGTAGAGGCGGAGTAGACGGCGTGCGTCTGCCGGGTCGGTGGCGATCTGATAGATGGACTCCGGCATCAGCCGGGGCGCCTTGGCCCGGAAGTACCTGGCGCCCTTGGCGCGAACGTCCGTCTGGCCCTGCGCGTACCCGGCACGACGCATGGCCCGGTATGCCTGGCCGCGGCGCGTCACACCCTCGGTCGTGTACTTGACGTTCTGGCCGTAGACCTGCGCCGAGCGGACGTCGCCCTTGTGTCGGTACGCGTTGATGAGCTGGTTGTGGTCGGCGCCATCGCGGTATGCCCGCGCGTTCGACTGTGACCCCAGCGCCCGGGCCAGTTCCCGGTCAGAGAGCCCGTCGAGGTACTCGCGCGGATCGGTCACCATCGACCCGGCGAGGTTCTCCGTCGTCGGGATGTTCCGGCAGTCGCAGCGCGGGTGCCGCTGGAACGCCACCGGGTTCCGCGTCTCCTTGCCTGCGAGTTGGATACACCGGCCGCATGACGGCGGCTCAAGCATCCGCACCCACAGCGTGACGCCGCGGGACGCGCCGGCCATCCGCTCGGCCGTGCGACGGGTGTCCGACAGCATCGTGCCCGTCGCCGTCGTCAGGTACGTGCCGCCACGGTGAAGCGCCTGGGCGATGGACGCACCAGCGCCGATCGCCTCCTTGGCGCGGATCACCGCCCCGTAGGCCAGTGAGTCCGTGCCCCACCCGTCACCACTCGTGCCCACCAGCCGCCACGGGTCCACCTGGTACGACGGCGGGCGGACGAGCTGACCCGTCTCCGCAAGGACCGCCGGGATGTACTCGACGGCGCCCGACGCGACACGCTCCTGCGCCGTGTCCAGCACGGTGAGGATGCCGGGCTCGAGCCGGGCCCACGACGCATCGAAGTCATCGCCCATACGACGCCACCGACGACGCAACGCCGCTAGGGCCGCGCGGATCTCCGTTCGCTGATCGCGACCGTACTGCTCAGCCGACCGGGGAAGGCTCGGCATCGGGGACCTCCGCGGCATCCTTCTCGGCGATCACCGCGGCGTAAGGGTCCGCGTGCTGCTTCTCGTAGTCGCGGATGACCTCGGCAAGTTCGTCCGGGTCGCTGATCTTCTGCTTGGCGACCCATGAGAACGGGAAGCCGATGGACGTGTACTTGGTCAGCGAGTCGGCAAGCTGAGTATCGGACCGGATCTCGTGGTCAGCCCACAGGACCGACCCAGCAGACATCGCCGCGGCCTTGCGCTCGTCACCCTGCGCCAGGCAGATCAGACGCCCGACCTCGCGCATCGGGTCGGACGTGATGGCCTTGATGTTCGCCACCTTGGCGTTCAACGGGGCGTCCAGCGCGGTGATGCCATCGCCGCCGATGTTGGAGAACGTGCCACCGGTCATCAGGTAGTAGGCGGGCGTGCGGGTCTGGTTCGTGATGTGCCCGACCATGATCCCGATGACCTCGGTGAACACGGCCAGGTTCGCCGCCGGCCAAGAGTCGATCTTGGCCTCGGGGCCCTCGATGTTCATGATGCGCTTGAAGTTCGCCTCGGACAGTTCGATCGGCTTCTCGCCGATCTTCTGCCCGTCCGAGTCCAGCACCGGCATCTTCGGCAGGACCGCGCCAAGAATGACCTTCTGCGGGAGGGCTGCGAAGTCCGACGCCGTGAACAGGTGCGCCCACAGCAGGTTGATCGCGTCCTGCATCGCCGCGACGCCCGAGATGGACGAGATGGGCTCACCCGTCAGCGACGTCCGGTTCGGCAGCTCGACGATCGGCACCACGCCCATCGGGTTCGGCAGCGGCCACGTCGCGTCACCGTCGTCCTGACGCTGCTCCCACCCGAACACCAGCCCCGGCGGCAGGATCAGGGTCGAGTTCGCACCGAGCCCTGACGCCGTGTACTTGAAGATGGCGTCGGCCGTGTAGAGCGTCGCGTAGGTGCGGCCGTCGTCGTCCTGCCAGCGCTTGAGCGCGGCCCGACGCTTGCGCCGCGACCCGGCCTCGTACAGGACGTACACCTGCTCCGGGGACTCGAAGGTCACCAACGGCGTCGCCTCGTCGTCCGGGTTGCCCCACACGGAGCAGAACGCCCGGCGCCCGTACTGCGCCTCCGTGAACGCCAGCCCTGAGTCCGTGTCGGCAGAGTTCACCGACATCACCCGCGACAGGTCAGCGTCCGCGAGCTTCGCCTCATACGGGCGGAACCCCGTCCACCGGATGCGCTCAGCCGTGGCATCCACCACCGGGGCGCACCAGTTGTCCGCGAAACCCTCGTACTGCTTCCCGAACCACGTCCGCCACTCACCCGACGCGAACTTGAGCGGCTGCTTGCCGTCGTAGTAGTCACGCCACTTACGGACGTCGGCGGCCTGAGCCGTCAGACGCGGGTTCATCTTGTTCAGCAGGGCCAGAGCCTCCGAGGGAGTCGTCACGAGCCACCCCCCCATCAGGTCATCCGAAGAACACTCCGTAGGTCACTTCGCCGGGCCACCCCTCCGCGCGGGTGTCAGCAGCCGCCTCATGGGCCAGCACGTCGGCCATGAGGACGTCGATCTTGAGGTGGTCCGCCGGCTTGCCGAGGATGTACTTGTCACCCGGCTTGCCGATCTTCCGGGCGTTCAGCGCGTGCGTGCGGTACGTGGTGTCCGCGAGGTGGGTCGTCCCACCCTCGGACATGTCCGCGAAGTAGCGGTCCAGGGCCGCCCACATGCGCCCGATCTGGTTTGTCGGCCACTGCACGACGACCTTCTCGCCGTGCTCGAGCGACCACCCGTCGATCTCGGACTGCCAGTCCCGGGGGTCGCAGTACATCCGGGCGACTTGGTAGCGGCGGAACAACTGGTCGACCGCCGTGTGCACCTCACCGCGCGGGATGCGCCCACCCCACTCGGCCGGGTTCCAGCACGTTGGCCGCAACTCCCCGCCGACCTCGTAGGTCGGGGTGAACCGCAGGCCCTCTTCTGTCTCCGCGCGGATCGCCGTCCAGTCACCCGACGTCGACCCGTCGAAGCCCAGGCAAATCCGCTCGGACGGCTCGGCCACCGACACGCGGGCCGTGAGGAGTTCGTCGGTCAGGTACGCGCCCAAGCCCTGCACGAGCCTGCCACCGAAGAACCGCTCAGCCTGCGTCGGATCCGTCTCCACCAGTTCGGCAGCCTCAGCGTCGATCGACGCGACGTCGACCCATGGGGCGTCGGAGTACACCCACAAGTGCAACTTGTGACGGTCACGACGGTTCGTGTACGACAGGTCCGCGGGTGGCTTGCGGTAGTGCCGGAAGATGTCGGGCCGCTTGGACTCGAACGCCTGCTGGGCCGCCGAGTTCTCCATCGGATCCCACGGATTCGTGATCTCCACCGACCGGCCACCCATGCCGGCCAGGCCGCGGCGCATCGTCTGCCACACGTTCAGCAGCCGGTTCGTCGCCGTGTACAGCCCAGACTCGTCCGCGAGGGCGAAGTTGATCGGGTTGCCCAGCTTTGACCGAGCCGCTGCCGAAACGGGCTCGATCTTCCCCGCGTTTGGTAGGCGGATGAAGCCCTCGCGGACCTTCATCACATCGTCCAGCGGGCCCGACCGGATCATCGTCTGGATCGGCTCGTAGACGTTCGCCGTCTGCGTCTCAGCGGTCGCGAGGAGCTGGATCAGCGACTTGCGCCGCGGCATCCCCATCGGCTCGCCCGGCTGGTACACGTACACCCACCCGCAGCCGCAACCGTGGTCCTCGCAGCGGTACACCTCGCCGCCCGTCGCCCACCCGGCGAAGATGCACGGACCGACAGCCTCGAAGATCACCACGGACGCGCCCCACGGCGATTTGCCGTTCTTCTCCGGCCCCACCACGACCGAGCGGCGGTAGTGGAACGCCGGGGCGAGCAGCGGACGCGCAGGCACGAACAGGACGCCCGACTTCACTCGGTAGAAGTTGACCGTGCACCACAACTGCCAGCCGTCATGCACGAATGGCAGCCCCAGGTCATGCCCGGACGGCACCGTGCAGTGGACCTCTATCCAGTCCGCAGCCAGGAAGCCGAGCGTTGGGAAGTCGACGACCTGCTCGTCAGCCTCCACTGGCGGCAACGACCTTGAGCCGGTCGCGGGACGAACGGCGCACGGGCTCGGGCGGGGTGTGCTCGGTGCGCTTCTCACCCACCTCGTCACGCTTCACGGCCCAACCCATCTCAGCCAGTCCGGCGGTCGAGAAGCCGATCCGGTCCTCGAGGCGCATGAGCGGCGCCTGCAGCGACGCGGGGGAGTCATCGGCCTCGGCGCGGACACTCATCCGCACCCATCGCGCCACGAACGGGACCCGCCACGACTCCGACGGCAGCGACCACGCGCATGCCTGGGGGGTGCGCCACGCCCACTCCCACACCTCGAGCTCACGCTCAGACGACGACGGGAACGGGAACGCCGGCACGCTTCCGGTGAAGCCCTCGGACGGGAGTTCAGTCAGCTTGTAGCCCCGTCGCTCAGACCTGCCCGAGTTCGGGTCGGCCGGCGGACCGGAGCGGTTGCGTGCGCCACCCTTCGCCATCACGGATCACCTCGTCAGCCGCCTTGCGCGGCATCGTGGGGGCCGGCCTTGCGCCGCGCCCCGGGGGCCTTCTGAACCCTCCGCGCCAAAGAGCCCTC